TTCTTAACACCCCTAAGCAGATTCGAGGGAAGTTTTGCAGATGCCCCACTTCCAGATCCTTTCTTTTGTTGTCCCTGTGCTTGCATCCCTTGAGCAATTCTCTGAAGGATCATCTTTTGGTTGGGATCATCAGAGATTGCTGCCATGATAATCTCAATCGGAATCTTCTGTCCCTCTTTTGCCATTCTCTCCATGATTACATCTCTTCCAGCAAACTCCAAACTATCCAAGAGTGCTTTGGTATCAATGGCTCCAAATTGGTAGAGTTGAGTTGCGATCAATCCTTTCTGCCATTTGGTCATTGCAAGGGATGAGGCTGGTACAACCTTAAATTGATAGTCTTGAAAGGCTGACATTCCTCTCTCTTTGATGATGTCCCTAACCTTCTCTCTCTCAAACATAAACTGTTGAATCCCTTCATTTCCACCTGAGAGAGCGAAGACCCTATCTGTGGTATAGTATGCAAAGATTCTTGGGATGAGTTTCTGCCCAATCCTTTGAATCAAACTCTCAATCTGTCTTGCCTTCAGTCTGATAGTGGTTTGAGCCATGATTGCAAGACTCTCAATAGCAACCCCAGATGTGACCTGCCCTGGTCGTCTTCCCTCAGTTACCTCTGTAATGCCTGAGAGTTTCTCCAACCCATTGATCATCATCTCGGCTGCACTCATGATGTAGGATGGAAGGGGAGGAGGGGTACTTCTCTCTAATGACTTTCCAGGTCTCTTCCTAACATGGGCTCCAGGTTCATTAGAGAGTTTCTTCCATTGATCATCTGAGAGAGCGTCACGGTCACCAATCCAAATCCCATTCCCCATCAGAATCGCATTCTCAAGAATCCCAGCGAGCAACTTATTGAACATAATCTGAGGATTCTCAAGCTGATCAATTTCATTCGCTCCATAGGCTGAGTCCACATTGAATCCCCACTCCATTGCATCAAAGGGAAGACCACCATCAATATAAGGATTGACTCCATCTTCAACAGGGACTCCTCCAGCAATGATGATGTGTCTCCAACCAGGGAAGGCAAGCTTACCACCTTCCATCCTTGATGTCCTATCCCTAACCCACCAATCTCTGACGATTGATCGTGGAATGACAGATGTTTTCTTGTCTGGATTTGCTTGATCAAATCCAAAAAGCTGTTTCAGTTTATAAACGAGGGAGTCTGTTTTTGGTGTCCCAGTCGAGATGTCAGCCTTAATCAGATCTCTTTTTTCTTTATAAGTCTCACAGAGATACTCTGTCGGTCTGACTGTCTCCAAACAACAATACTCTCCATGCTGAAGGTTCCAACTCCTTGTGACGAGGGGATCAAAGATGAAGCAACGAGGGTCAATTACAACCAAATCAATATCACCTTTGCCATAATCAAGATTCTTATCATAGCAGGTGTTGAAGAGAGCAAATCCAAAGTATTCCTCCAACATCACAAACTCTGTGATTTTCTGCTCAAAGTTCTTCTCCTCTAAGATTCCCTCAATCGTTTTTTGAAGAAGTTCACAGAGAGGATCATCTTTTGACTTGCGAGAGTTAACAGTGATGGTTGGCCTACTGTCTGTAAGCAAGGCTGCCTTCCTCTCCACAATCTGGTTGAGGAAGTTCATCACAGCGGAGATCTTATACTTAGGTCGTCTGTCAGGCCAGACATTTCCTCTGATCGTCTTAATAGCAGTGTCCCAAGTCTTGCTTGCCTGACCACGATGGGCTGCTCCCTCACTATAGAGAGAGTCAAGATACCGCATCAATTTGAGTTCAGCATCAGAAATTACCATACTCTCCTCTTTTCTCTTATGTGTAAGCAATCGCAATAATACAGGCTAAGGTTGGAGCTACCAATCCACCAGTTCCGCCAGTGGTTACTGTTGCAAGTTGCAACCCTGCTGCGAAAGCAATCCCATCAGTGGCAATCAAAACATTGCCAACAAAAGCTGCTGGAACTTTGATCACCCAATCAGGAACTGTCGTTCCAACCACAACCGCACCAGCTGTATCATAGAGCTTGATAAAACTGGCTGCTGCAGGATTCAGTGCATTGTCAGCATGGATGACAAAGAAGGTTCCTGGTGCAGCCTTAATGGAAACTGCTACTGCCCCACTGAGTGTGTCTTTGAAAAGATTTGTTGCTAATGCTGTTAGGATAAGATTGCTGACTGCCATTTGACTACCTCCTCTGATGTCTTAGTCTGATGTTTTCTTCTTCTCTCCACTCTCTTTCCTCAACACTTTCTTCCACATCGCTACGTTCAAGCCTATCCATTTCTAATTCAAACTCCCTCACCACATCTCCCTCTAACTCACCTTCATCCTTCATATCTTTAAGTGCTTCTCCAAGTGGAGTCAATGCACTTCGGATTGGGTGCTCTTTGATGAAGGCTTCTCTTTCAGGAGGAAAGCCATCAATAAAGATGGCCTTCTTTGCTCTCCACCTTATGATCTCCAATCTCACCCATCTTCCAAAGAGAAAAGTTGAAAGGATCGCTGCATAGAGAGCAAGGATGAAGGTCATACGGATTTCACTCCCATCTGTGCAGCCTCAACCTTCTTCCTGAAGTTTAACTCTTCAGCCTTCATCTTATTTATCCTATCGATCTCTTTCTTTCTTGCCTTCGCCCCACACAAAGGAGAGCAATAAACTTCTCCAAACCTTTTTGGGGTAAATCCTTTCCTACACTCTTCCAACCCACAGGTTGATTTCCCAACTGCAACCTCAACTTGTCTCCAGCTGGGATCAATCGAGGGTGCTTGTAGGTTGCCACTTTCAAACTGTGACAGTACTGCACCTAAGACTAACTGCCAGCGAGGAATCTTAAGGGTGATCTCAGCAAGTTCAAAAGCAAAGTCTCTTACTGAGGGAACAAGTTGACTCAAGAGAAGAGTTGCAGCTTCATCAAGTGATCTGGAATAAACATCACCAACAACTTGAATGGGATCGGGTTCCTTCTGTTCAACTGGTTTCATATCCAAAGGTTTCTCCATTGCCTCAGCCAACTTCTCAGTAACCTCATTTGGTAGAATCTCTTCACTTCTGCCTCTCATTTTGGTCTCCTTTCCTTTTTTGAGTTAGGGTCGCCTTCTGACCCTTGCCTAATAGTTCATCCAACTCTTATCTGCCTGATCAACCAGTAGTACATCTTCATCAAACAACTCCCCTCTTGCCAACTCCATATCCCGCTTTGTGGGATCATTTCTAATCATCCTCTTAATCACCTCATCAATGTTCTGCCCGCTTGATTGTTCCTCAACCTTTGGTTCCTGAAACTTTCCCAGTTGTTGAAGGAGAGAGCCTGATTGATGAGTGTGTGCAAGAGTAAAGACTCCAATAAGATAGGCCATTACAAGATCATCATGACAGTTATAATCTGCCTCTCCACTGTTTGTCATATTCCTGACAAAGGAAAGCATCTCATCAATCAGTTCTTGTGAGTGGATGAGTAGGATATCTGCGGTAAGACAAGAAGATGCATAGCTACAGAGAAGGGGCTTTGTTGCGATTGAAGTCTGCCACCCTAACTTCTCTGTTTCATATCTCCTAAAGCGATCAAAATATTGCCAGCGATAGATGTTCCAATAAAGTTGTTTGACCTCATTGAGGGTGGTGAATCCATGGTTGTTTGTCTCTGGTACAACCATTCCCTCATTATACCACCTTGCAACCTCAACCAACTTTCCTCCAAATTGGACAGGATCAATCCACCCTTTCCACTCCGCAACTTGTTCAATCAATGGGCTCCCTTTTGGGACTTTGAGCACCTCGATGGTTGAGTAATCTCCATCAATCAATCCTTCTCCAACATCAGCAGCAATCATATATTCATACCCAGCCAGAGGTCGCTCCCAGATTGAGAATGGTCCATCTTCATTTTCAGTAAATCCTGCTCCTGAGATATCACCTCTCTCTTTTGGTTCAGTGCATCGATTACGAAGAGCAAGAAGTTTCTGTTTTGAGAAATAAGGAGTCCCCTTTGCGATGAAGGCTTCTTCATCATCACATGGAAATTCCTGATGGAACTTCTCAACATCATCATTGAAGTCGAGAATCTTTCTCCTTCTCCAATTTAATTGCTCAAGAGTGGCTTTGAACTTTTTATGGATGTAGAGTTCTTCCTCATCCATTGTCGCAATGAAATCAGATTTATCTTTATCAGAACGAAATTTGGTTGAATAGTCAGGAAAGGCTAACCATGAGAAAAAGATCGGGTAAAAGTTGGAGAGACGACGAGTTGATTTGAGGTTGGCTTTGGCTTTCTTCCAATGCTCGTAAAAGTAGCCAGACCTTCCATTCCCAGTTGATTCATTCACGATGATTGTCCCAGGAAGGTCTTGGATGGATGGGACGGTAGAGGTGATAAGGCTCTCAGCGTTCTCCCAGAATGCTACCTCAGAGTTATGCCCAATCGAGTATCCTCCACTTCTTGAGGCTGTGACTGTATTCGCTGAAAAGACTTCAATCGCTGAGCGTAAGCCTGGGTTGGTAAAACGTTCTTTCTCATTTGGGTTCTCAAACACCAACTCAGTCTTATTCGAGTAACGCTTCATTGGTCGGAACGCTTTGGGTAGTTCCTCCCAGAAGAGCTTACTCATGTTGAAAACTTTGGAGAGTGAAGGCTTATCATGGGTAACAATGTAGGCACCAGTGTTTGGAACAGTTACATCTTGATGGAACAACCTTCCCTCAACATAGGTTGAAAGTCCCTCTCTTCTTGCTTTGAGAATATCAATTCTCACCATTCCATTTTTTCGTAATTGCCACTCCCAAAGTTTGTGAAGAGTTTGCTGAATTGGATTGAAGGTGAAAGGAATAACTTGGCGGTGCTCAGTCTTGATCTTGAGAAGATTGGGTGCGTAGTAGCTGAAATCTTTTAACCTTGCAATATCAATCAATAGAATCTCCAATCTGTTGAGGAATTTCTTCACCATCAAGAATGGAGAAAATCTCCCCTTCTAAGGTTGTTCCAACTTCGTCATCTGGTACACTCTCACCAATAAGAAGAGCATCAATCGCATTCTCTTCGAGAGATGGTTCCTCTTCTTTCTGCGGCTTGGCAACCTTTGTCCTAATGCTTTCCTCAATCGTAACCTTTCTCAATCTTTCTTCATATCCCTCTTCATCTCCATCTCCGTTTGATGGTTGCCCAACTGGGCGTAAGAGACGAGATGCAAGAACCGTCATCGTGTTTGCGGATTTAAATTTTTGATCAGTTGAAAACATCCCTGGCGGAGCACTGAGAACATCTTTATGAAATTTGACTCCAAGTCCAGCAGCATCAACAAAATTTTCTTGAATCACATATAATTGTTCCTCCTTCGCTGCCATCAGCTTTTGCATCTCTAATTGAAACAATGGAGAGTGAATAATGATGGAGAGGCGTGATTGGGTAATTCCTAAATCCTCCGCAATCGTTTTTGCCTTCTGCCCTCGAATCAACCTGTGCATAATCTCAATATGCCTTGGTGCGAGGTGCTGAAGCTGCTGAGATCCATTTGCCATCTTAGACCACTCCCTTTAGTTAGTGACACCATCCTACCCCCATTATTGTCAAATGTCAAGGGAATAATGAAGGGGAGAGAAGAAAGTTGTCCAAAATGTAATAAAGTGTAATAAGTCTCCCCCATCGATCCAAGCAATCGATCAGAAAAAATCCCAAGAAAATTTTCAGATGAGGTCTGTTTCGGTTTTTTGGGCTCTTTTTTGTTTCGGCTGGTACCATAGAGTCTTGAGTTTGAGATTGGATCTCAAATGCGACAGTGAATTTTAGAGGCGAGAGTTTATGCTGTTTGAATTTTTCTTTTTCTTTTTTCTGTTAGGAATGATGTTGAATAAATGAGACAGGGTTTGTGTTGGGTTATACATACAGAGGTTTGCATGAATAAAAAAAGGGAAGGATAAATGTCATCCTTCCCTTTGTTTAGTGTGACTAAACTGCTTGTTTAGTCTTTACTTTCCGAAACCGTGTTTTTTCATGGCTTGCTTCATGGCCTCGATTGCCGCTGGCGGGAGA